ATGCGTGGGGGGAGGGTAATTTGCGAGACCCCTCCCCCCGGTGTCGCTATTCGCTTATCATTTTGTAGTTTCCTGTAGGATTCCACTCAACGATCCAACGAATAGCGTCATCAAACGCATCGTTGATGACAACTTCAGGGAGGTCGAAGTCAATTGGACCAACGATTCTTGCTACTAACGCATCAGTGTTGTAGCCATGATCGCGATCGAACTTCGACCACTGTTCGTAGTCATCAACAGGACTGAACGGATTGTCGTCAGTCGTTAGGTACAGAGCCATGACACCTCACCTCACTAGCTCTAGTACTGTACTAGTACTGATGCCTAGGGCGTCAGCTACCTCACTAGTAGTGGCCCCATTACGGGACATGGCCTTAGCCCTACTAGCTACACTAGCAGACACAGGGGTCTTGGTCTTGGGAAGGGCCCTTTCTGAGAGCTTCTCCATGTCGCTATAGCGCACCACGGCCTCCATAGCAGAGGCTGATAGGGCACCTGCCTGAATGGCCTCCCATTGGCGGTCTGTGAGCTCTATGAGGGACTCTTTCCTAGAAGCCCCTGTTCTGAGGCGGGCTGCTGAGATGGCCTGTCTGGAGATCTTTTTATATTCTTCAGAAGACACGTCTCTGTCAGCAGTCTTTGCCTTGATCACTGCATTAGCAATGATCTGGGCTTGCCTTTCACGGGGAGCATTCATAGAAGCCAACTTAATAGCTGACTTGAGTTCCTCAACCTCAGTGGCGTACTTCTTAGCAGCCTCGGGGTTCTTCCGGGGGATCTTAGTAGAAATAAGTTCCCGTCGAGCTCGGTTACCCAGGGACTTCATGTCGTTAGAATAATCCGCATAAATCCTTTCCATAGGACGGTTGCCATCGGAAATAAGATCTCGCGCATCTTCTGTAACTTTAAGTCTCTGGGTCTTGGTCTGTGCCTTGACAATTTGACCAGTCTTCTTATCAAGATACTGGCGTCCTGTCTTGACATAGACCTTCTTTCCAGTAGCGGGGTCGATCGGACCACCTTCCGAAGCTTTGCGTAGGCGGATCTCATCCACATACACGGGACCTCGGGCCCTGGAAATAAGAGTTGCTGCGCCACGTCCACCCTGGTACTTCTTCTTAAGACCACGAATATCGTTGTCTTCTTCAGAAGTCCTCCAGTCAAGACCATGCTTAGGAGCGTCGATAACCACCATGGAGTGTCGAACTGCACGGGCAAGTTCCTCGGCGCTCGCACCACCAAGAGTCATGTCCGTAATAAGATTCGACACCACACCCATATGGCGTCCCTTCTCCTTCTCACCCATCTTCTTCATACCTGGGTAACCAGGATATGCAGCCTTGGGGTCGAAGCCTTGGAGACCTTTCAAAGGTGGAGAAGTCTTCACCTTCACCTGACTGTTGACGGGAATAACAACCACAGTGTCACCATCAAAGTCAGCTCCGGAAAGACGTTCCGCAACCTTGGGGTGGATACCGATGGCATCCTTGGGGTTCTTGCCGAGGATCGCTTGACCGCCCTTGTGCTTGTTGTTAACAGTCACGGTAGGGATCTCGAACGTACCGCCATGAGGATATCGGACAAGACAGACTGTCTCACCGTCACGGTAGTCCGGAGCATAGATCTCGTTGGGCTTCAGCGAAGGTACCGGAAGAATAACCTTGGATGACTGACGGGGTAGCGATGCCGCTTTCAGATTTACTGAATCAGCACCACATCCGTCTGCAAAATCAGCAAGAAGTCGCTTTCGCACCGCAGGGTTGTCGAGCTTCATGATATCCACGAACTCGTCATGACGCTTCTGGGCTGCCTTGTCGAGCTGCTGCTTGGCCATATGGGTGGATTGCTTGGACAGGAACTGAGAGGATAGAGTCTTACTCCAATCCTTCCAGTTACCTTCCTCATTCACAATGTTGAGCGGAGAGAGTTTATCCTTTCCACCTTCATTGTAAAATACCTGACGCTTGATGACTGCACCGAACGGATTATCGGGGTCATCCTTCAGCTTCTTGAGGGTATCCATCTTCGGGGTGTCCCGAGTCTTGTTGGTGTTGAATATGACATCAACACCTGGAGGCATGGAATCGCTGTAAAATGCCATGCCCTTCAAGTAGTGGGTACCATCAACAGGAATTCGAACCTGGGCGTAATTGGACTCGCCAAGGTTGAGATCCTTACAACCTCGACGGATTTGGATGGTGCCGTCCATAGCAGTACCACCGTCTTCGGCATAGCGAACCTTCAATCGAGAAGAATCCAACGACTCAGGCTTCTGAATACCGAGTTTCGTTCCGTCGGGCTTGACCGCAACACCCAGAGTGTGAATATCACCGAGGTGCTCCATGAGCTCTCGACGAGTAACATCGGGAGCGACCAGAACCTTGATGTTGGTGGAGTCCTTTGTACCGACCTGTCGAATATGAGCGTGTTCGACACGGTAGCCCTCAGACTCAAGCATAGCGATAGATGTATTGAGTTGGGTGGTACTGACTCCAAGAATAGATTCAACACCGGAACCAAACTCAACATACTTATGCTTGTCGACTGCGTTCTTAACAAGATCTGCGGTGGTTCGGGCTGCATCCTGTCGAGCATCTGCGTTGGGCTTCAGATAATTGCGGACGGTAGATTCGGGGAGTCCGAGCTTCTTACCGATCGCAACATTCGAAAGGTTCTTCTCCTTCAGCTTAAGAACACGAGCCACCTCTTCAGCTTTGCGTTCATTGGCAGCCATGGACTTGGTTGCTCGAAGCTGTGAAGTGGTCATGCCGAAAGCCTTGGCAATATCCGTTTCGGAAAGGCCCTGCTTCTTGAGGTCGGCGACCATACCCTGGAAGGATACGGAGCGCTGGTACTTGTCCTTACCGGATCCCCAAGGATATCGGCCAGACCGACGAAGAATACCGTAGTGGGCGAGTTCCTCAGCCAATGCTTTCCTCCTTAAGTGATTCGATAAGTTGATCGAATTCCACAACTCGATCCATGATGGAACGAATATCGCTAGCTTCAGGGGAGTGGATCATTACATCATCGTTCTGATAAATGCGAAGCTCACTCTCGATGTCGAATGGCGAGATATGGTATTCGAGACAGAAGAACGCTTGATAGATCATGAGCTGATCCATCTTGACACGTCCAGACCCCGTCTTAAGATCGTGGATCCTGAGGAAGTTCTTCTTGTCGTCGAAATGAATTGCATCGGTGGTGCCGTATGCATTCATCGAGTAGAAGAGAACTTGCTCGGGGGTCATGCGGTAGCCGATGGCGTCGTTAACGTACCGATTGAATGTTGCGTTATTTCGAGGCATTCGGATACCAAGACGAATATGTTCTGCAGCGAGCTCATGAAGGCGAGTGCCTAGAGCTGCTGCCTGAGCGGTACGGAACGTTGCAGCCATCTTTTCAGAGTCGTAGTTGAGCCAGCTGTACTTACTGGCAGACAAGATGGCGTGAGTTCCGTTAAGAGAAGAATAGTCGTGAAAGTGCACGGAGAACCTCTTGTTCATTCTCAGGATATATGACTGCACCGAAAGACATACGCGATGCTTGCGAGACGTAGTGCTCCTGATTCGGGCGGAGCGGTGCGCTCGCGGATCGCTTGACTTCCAGAACGGCCCAGTGAGTTTCGAACATCACTGTGAGATCCGGGAAACCCTGAATGTAGTTCGGGTCGTTCTTGAGAACGATACATCCAGGAAACATTCGCTTGAGCTTCTTGATAAGCTCAGCCTGGTACTGAGATTCCAAAATTGATGACACCTGTTTTTGCTCCTTCTGGTGTCCGGGGTGGGGGTCGAAAAAGGCGTATTTTGCCTTTCTCTCCTATTATAGCCCAAGTTTTCGAGCGTCTGGAACATACTACACCCCAGAAGAACCTGTGAGTATGAGTGGTCGGGGGAATATTACAATCTGTTACGAAGTGAACAGAACCTCCACAGTCTTCCCCCGACCCCGAAGATCTGTGGTGGAGTGGCATTCGAGTAGTGTGTGTGTCACTTTTGTGTGCCACCTAGGTGCCAAAAGCTTTTACAAAACGTAATTTTTTTCTTATACTTAATTGTAAAAAAAGTGTCACAAATGGCACAGACATCGACTTTTCCTTGCAATTGCAACGAAAAACCCTGTGACACTTTTCAAAAAAAAGTGTCACACTGTGCCAAAAAAATGGCACAAAATGGCCAAAAGTCACACACAACACCTACTCAAAAGGTAAAGAAATGGTAAAGAAATCCTCTCTGTGACACTTTTGTGACACTTTTGTGTCACAGTAGTATGTTCGAGTAGTACGTTCCAGTAGTACGTTCCAATCAGCTCCAAAAGCTGTCTGCGAACACTTTTTCGTTGAATTTCTTCTTCCGTGACAGACTGGACTTGATGCTCTGATCGATCGCAGACTCGCTTTCGAGGAAGTAATACCACAGATTTGTGAAGGGTGTATTCATCCGATCGATGCGTCCCTCACTCTGCTCCATCACCTTCCACGAATAGTTCAGCGAGTAGAACACGATCGTATCCGTGACCGTACAGTTCCATGCCTCCGCACCAGACGCATACTGCACCAAGTACACCCACCGCTCGCCATCCGGCACCGGCTCGTGCTTGTGTCCGTTCCACTCCTTCACGACACACGTGTCAGACAACTCACGCAAAGCTTCCAACTCATAGTCGAAGTTGTAGAACACGATGATCCGCGAGCGCTTCTTCAGAATACCTCGAACGGCATCCAGACGATCTCGATCCTGATTCACGCACTTCCGCAAAACATAGCAGAGCTCCCCCGCACTAGCGATAGGCTCCTTCTTGTATGGATCGAAGCGCTTCTTCATGATCTCATTGTACTCAGTCACACGATACCTGACGGGAACGTAAATACGATTCCTTACGGTATGTCTTGCCACCGGCATGTCCACCAGTATTCTCCTTCGCAACTTCTCGAGTCGGTGAACTGCCACAAAGCGCTTGACGCGAGGATATCGTGCAAAGCGATCCCACACAACGTGGTCCTCGTAGAATTCAGTCTTGTTCTTATAGAACCCATTCGCGAGAAATAATGGCACATAGTCCAACCATGTATCTCCAGGGGTAGCACTCAACAAGATCCACTTGTTGTGTTTCGTGATCTTGAGAAATGCCTTGACCCACTTGCCACTTCCGACTACTCGCTGCTCATCAAAAATGAACACACTATTGCGAACGTCAGAATACTTAGCAATATTATTCCATGAATCAACCGTGATTCCTTCCATTCCAGAGCCTGCCATCGCAAACTCCCCAACCCATTCAAGGCTGTCCCTCTTCCGTGCCGTAGTGATGACTACAATACCCCCGGAATTAGGCTGTTTAAGGGCCCAGGAAGCGCCTACAAGCGACTTTCCCGATCCCACACCACCCATAAGCACCTTGCCACTTTTCAGGCGCTCTAAGGCTTCTTCTTGGTGTGGATGCAACTTGACCATTAGTCAACCAATCTGTCGAAAAATACTTCGAATTCCTCATCGTGATCGATAAGAATCTTCTCGTCCCTCCGTGCATATGACTTCCTGGAATACGCACGATCCCCAGGCACGAGATTCTGGATCGAGTTGTCAGTACAGTCCCCATTCTTATGGCAGACGTACAGACCATCTCCGACCCTCCGCTTACGGAATGTCTCGAAGACGATCGATGCAACCGTCTTGGTCTTCACTCTTCCTTGATGGCGGAACTTGACGTAGCGCGTTCCCTTGACATCCTGATATGGAAGCTCACGCAGAGAATCGGTCAGACGAACCCGACCGTCGGGATGTGCCTGGAGGTTCGTGTACTTGTAATGAGTTGTCCAACCCATCATAACTCCTTCGAAAAAAGAGAACCCAAGTAGGCCTTGAAGATCCCGAAGGACCTCCAAGGCCTACCTAGTATTCTAGTATTGAACCGACGACAACATACCGATATCGGTTCGCGTCATCTGCGTATGAGAGTCGTAGGCTTCGTGGGGAATCCCGTTTCGATCAATCGCCACGTACTGGTCTCCGACATGAGAAAATTCATGCCAAAGCTGTCCCGCATTGTCGAAAATCGAGAACGTGTTCTTGACTACCGATTGACAGGCGGTCTCGTACTCCCTCTTAACAGACCAAGCAGGATTCAGATTGGCTGTGAGATTGATGAAATCCTTGACGGGGTATCCGATGTACTTGCCAGATCGGAATACGTAGGTTCCAGTTTCCATGATTGCTCCTTTTAGTTTTCGCTTCTTGAGAACAGAGTTGTTTGGGGTGCCCCTGAAGATCCCGAAGGACCTCCAGGGGCCAAGGAATGCTACTTCAGAAAACGGTATTTACCCGCATTCTGAATGGCCGTTTCGGTATGTACTGCTGTTACACGCCCCGTACGGAATTCGGCAAGCTCTCGAGCCGCCACCTCCATGTCAGTCTGCGATTCGAAGAAATCGAACGGAACACCGTCTTCCGTGAGAATAAGCCGCTGTTCCTCCGGGTTATGGAAGAAATGCCAGCACTCATCCTCGTTGTAGATCTTGACGAGCTCAACGACTGCCTTGCAGTCAACGTTGTTCCAGAGGTCAGAGATATGCCACCCTTCTGCAAGGTTTTCAGCAATCCAGTCAACGTCGTGCAGACTGTAACCTACGTACGGATGGTTGGGGAAAATGTAACGAACAGACATGCTTCTTCGGACCTTTCTGGTCACTTCTTGTTGTAGAATTCCTTGAGTTTGGGTTCGGTGGTGATATAGAAGTTCTCACCATCCTTGACGATGAGGTGTCCGACAGAGGCGGTCTCACCGTTGACATAGACCTCGACGAGTGTCTGGCCTGACTTCTGGATGGTGAGTCGGCCACCCTGACCAACCCACCCCACGATATCAGTGAAGTCCTCGAGCGAGACCTCCACGACATCGACTCCAGTGGACTTCTTGACCCAGGTTTGCAGATGTAGAGCCATTCAGATCACATCGGTCCATCGGACGAAGCGGACATGGAATCCGTCTTGTAGCCCTTCATGAGCTCGTTGTAGGCCGGGGTGCCCATCTTCGCGGTCTGCAGATAGTCGGGGGCGCCGAGAATCTTGAGGACCGTCTCAGAACGGTTGTTGCCCTGCTGAGCAAGAGCCTCAGCCCAGC